ATATTAGATTCCATAGCTTTTGACACAGAAGATCTTTTTGCTTTTTCTGATTCTTTCTTGGGTTTTTTAGTTTTCCCAATTCCCAACTTTTTTACGCCTACTTCTAATTTGTGCAGTAAACTTTTCTCTTTTGCCATACTTTCCTCTATCCGGCCATAGCCGTGTTTGATTGTTGTGTAACTTGTTCTGGAGCATTCGCCCCTTTGATCGCCATAGCTATTTCCCATGATCTGTGAATCATATCGAGATCCATCGTTTCGAGTTCCAACATGCTCTTTACCATGTCCATTTCGCTCTGCGTCGTCCTGTGTGCGGCGCTAGCATTCAAATCATTTACCTTCGCATATGTCTCATCGATCTTAGCCATGTCGAGGCGAGATTTACTAAACGCTGCCATAACCTTAGCATTATCGAGCTTCTCTTGCTGCTGAGATTGAGCTTGCTGCTGTTGCATTTGCTGTTGTGATTGCTCTTCCATATCTTGCATAACTTGTCGCTTATTTGTGATAAAGGCGGCTCGTATAATAGATTTATTCGGGATATCAATTCCCAATTCTTTGAAATGTAGGAGTTGCTGTAACTCCATTTGCCTTTGTGTCGTACTGTAATTCCCTTCCTCGACAGCCACAGCATATTTTTGGCTATGCGATGTCCAAAATCGTTCATCCGCATCGTGTCCCAGTATGTTACGAATTTTACCTTTACTAAAGTTCTTGCGAATAGCTTGTAGCCTAATCTTGCCGTATAGTCTCTGTGAGTAGTCCAATTTATCAAATATAGTTTGTAACGTCGTGAGCCCTGCTCCTTGTCGTAGCATTGATAGTATTCCACTCTTGTCATCAGTGGCCGATCCAAGCAATTCTTCATTCACCCCCGAGATTTTAGTTATGTCCTCTGCTAAAGAGTTTGATAGTTCCATTAGTGACTGTGGTAGTGCTACAGGCTCAATTCTTTGAATTTCATTTGGTAGATGCCCAGCTTTAAGAGGGATAAGAAATCCGTCTCCACCACTAGTCTGCCGGAAGCATTTAGCGTCTGTCACTACGTCCACAGGGTATATCCAACCAGCGTTTAAGCTAGATTGCAATAGCTGTAGCTCGATTACTTTACGCATATTGTAGAGAAACTGAGAATCACGTAGGTTTCTAATGATGCCCTGCTTACGCGATGCGTATGATTGTATATCTGGCTCTACATAGCATTGTGTAGGCACAAAAGGATAATCATCAATGCGAAGTAGGTTATCTCCGTGATATACGATATTTCCTGAAAGGCTAATCACAAGCTTAACCGTCGGAACCTCAACGTTCTTTATTTTCAGCCATGGTTGCTGCTGCATAACTTTTTTGAACATATCAGGACTATCTTGCTCATCCTCCTGCCATTCCGTCGCTTCGCCGGTATATGGGTCTAGAATCATTTTCCCTGGTCGCGTAGTGCGGTAGTAGAACTCGTCGTAAGTGAATAGATTGCTGGTAGCTATATTCTGCAATTCTGCTTGTAGTGGAAATCGCCCATCCTTCATTCCTCCCGGACGCATACGATCTATCTCTTTAGCATAGCCAGGTAGTAGCAATTTAGCCATCTGCTTAGATGTCCATCGTCTACGCCATATGCCATTGCAATCGCTAAGATCCTGTTTGCGTGTGTAACTATCCATGAGATAATTGGGTGATGCTACATTATCAGTAAATAGATCCCCAGAAATAGCATCATAAGTATAATCAGGGTACAGGTGCAGTAAAGACTCGCCAACGTCGCACGCCCCTTCAAATGCCTGGGAAAGATATTCTTGAAAGCCGTCTCTATCATCACACCAGCGCATTACTTTATTGTAATCATCAGCTAATGGATCGTCATTTTCATTGATAGGCATGGTGATTGTAGATTTGCGATTCTTTCGCTGATAGCCTGCAATCATGTTGATATGACGACGAATCAGGTTAAAGAAAAACTTTTGCACGTTCTGTGAATTAGAGCCGTAGAACTGATTGTAGAGCTGCTGGTCGCCTACTTTAAAACGCTTGTCAATTGCCGCCTGTAACCAAAATGTAGAATTGATCGTGTAATTATTATTGTAAAACCAATCCATATGCTGTTTGAGATCTTTATTTGATAGATCGGTTGGGTCTACATATCCTAGAGAATAATTTCCAGACTCGTATGAACCCATCAGCAAACCGGTGTAAAGTAAATGTTTTTATATCATATCACTTTCAGGTTTGCAAGACGCAATTTTTAAATAAAATGATCGTATTCCTCTCTCAGAGACAATATGGTAAAATATATGAAATGGAGGACATCATGGATTGGATTCAATTTATTATATTTGCTGGTGGTGTATTTGGTTGCTTCTTTTGGAATCGTTCAGAGTCGCGTGCTGATATAAGACACATGGATACAAAACTAGAATCTACAAGAGAATTGGTGAGAGCAATACATGACGAAATGAAAGATTTCCATATGAGATTGTATTCATTGGAAGAAAAAAATAAGAAGTAGGTTTAATGGAAAGTCTTGTTAGGGGGCGTTACTAGCGACCCCTAACGAACGAACAGCTGTAGCAGCTTGTTTATTCATTAAATATCACAAGATTACATTGGAAAGTCAAACATTTTCTTTGAAGAAATATTTACTGTTTTTGCAAAGAACTGCGAAAGAATCCTCTTGTCCTGCTTTTCCCTTATATCTGCACCAAGCAACATCATGATAATATCCTTTGCTATGATTACACATCTCCACAGCATCATCTGGAATACAAAAAGATCCAATTATTTCATATCCGTTATCTATTAATTGAGAAAGTTTCATGAATACCATTTCTCTATTTCGTTGAATGCTTTGGTCACCATGGGATCGTTTATGTATTGCAATAACAAGGCATCTGCCTCGTAATGATCCTTTTCAAAATTTCCGTCGGGATCTTCATTAACCTGCTTAATAGATATATCAATCAGCTTCAATATCAATTCTTGTTTGTCCATCCGTATTTCTCCTTTAATCTAACGATCTCCGATGGGCATTTCTCGCATTTGCATTTATCTAACATAACGATGAGCTTCGCAGCTTCTAATGGATTTCTATCTGTCAGGTTTTCATTTTTATCTTGCATCAAAAATATCCCCCTGCTGTGTTGCCTAATGGACCCCATGTATCTTCTTCAAATACGCGCCGGCGAAGTTGATCGTACGAAATATTTTCATCAGGGTGCGCAAACTCGCCTTGCGGGAAAGCTGTGCACACGGCATATCTGAGTGCATCCAGAATGTGATCGTTTTTTTTAACTGGTTTGTCCTCGCCTCTATCGGCAGCTTTGCTATCCCAGGCATAAGATTGTATGTGCTCCCTTAGTGTTGTACATCCTTTTTGTATGACGATATTTTTGCCACCAATGAACTTTGAGCATATCTTAATGCCCAAAAGAACATCATTATTTGCATCAAGTGCGGGGAGGTCGGCTTGTCGAAGGGCGATTTTGAGGGAAGCTGCAGCAGGGTCGACATATACTGCAGATACGTTTTTATATCCAATAAAGTCCTTAATATCCCTAACGAGTTCTTGGTCGGTCTTCGAGCGTCCCTTTTTAGCTGAATCATAGTAATATTCCGCTTCCACTCGTATCTGTGGCCACGCATTAGGGCTAACCGCGCATAATACCGCAGCGGTTGCATTTGTAGTACCATAATCAACTCCAACAATATAATAATTGGGCGCTGGGAATTCATTGGTATACTCATTTGTGGCGTCATAGCAGTCATATATTGCACCGTGCGCGAGCGCCCATTCACCGAGTATGTAACGGTTGTACCACATTCCCGTGTAGGAAGCTTTAAGCTGTTGTTTGTATGCTGCGTCAAGTGTTGGGTTATCCTCTAGGCTAAAGTTCCAGTGTACAAGATCTAGTTCGGGTTTATCAATATAGTCTTTCTTAAGCCAGTGTGCCGGTCCTTCAGGATTGCAGGTAGCAAGGAGTTTCGCACCGGGGACACGCAATCGGGATTCCAACATTTTCCAAAAAGGCTCGGGTAAATTTGTAGCCTCGTCCACGTAAGCTAAGGCTAAGGTAGAGCCTTGGATGGTAGAAACAGCGCTTACATCTGGGGCGCCCACAAACCACACATCGCGTCCATACAATGTGCTCTTCGATGCTTTCTCCGTCGGACATGGAAACCCCAATTGTTTGTATAGATGTGTTAAAATATTACGTTGTATCGACGTGCGGTTTACGCCGATGATCATCGCATCGCCTGGCGGCCCATTCTTCAGGTCATGTATAAATCGCTCGATGCTTGAGTATGTCTTGCCAGATGATACAGCACCGACCCATATATTGAACCTATGAGTGGCTTCTACGAACGATTTATTCTGCTTTGGGCTTGTTGGCATTAGCTTCCAGTTCAGTGATTTTGTGTTGTAGTTCCATGATGAGATGTGACTGGTCGAGTCTATCTTGGTTAGGTGCTAGATGCTGCACGATATCAGGCTCACGCATACCTAGCCGACATCGAGCCAAGAAGATAAGCATTGTGGTGTTTCCAGGAGCGCGATTATTGATGGCTTTAGCGTGCATCATTGCCCTTAAATCTGCTGTTCCTCCACTCTCGAGTTCGGTACGATAATCCTGAAACTTTTCATTATATTCTTTTTCGAATCTAGAATAGAATGTTTGTTTTTTTATGTCTCATTTTCTTGCTATTTCAACTCCGCTACATCCGCATTCCACAAGTTTTTCTACAACCTTCCAATCAATTTCTTTTGGTAACCTAGCCATTTATTACCATTCTTTATTGTTAAAGAAAACAGTACTA